GGCTGCAAGGCATACCCCCCGTGATTTTCCGCAGCAATATCAATGGCCTACCCGGTCTGGACCGCCAGAATCCACGGCCCCGACCCCCCACCCCCCGCCAAACAACCCGCCGACCTATATGGCGATATAACGGGTCTACGAAACATCCACACACTGAGGCTGCCATGTCTTCCAAGAGCCAGAACATCGTGATCCCATACGCCCCGCGGCCATTGCAGCGTGACTTGCACGCGGCGATGGATGCCAAGCGGTGGGGTGTGGTTGTGTGTCACCGCCGATTTGGCAAGACGGTTTGGGCGATCAATCACATTTTGCGTGATGCGATCATGTCGCGGAAGTCGAATCCGCGTTATGCGTACATGGCGCCGACCTACAGGCAGGCGAAAAACGTGGCATGGGATTATTTGAAGCAGTTTGCGGGTGCGATCCCTGGAGTGAAGTTTCACGAGACGGAATTGCGGTGTGACCTGCCCACTGGCGGTCGGATTAGCTTGCTCGGTGCCGAGAACCCGGACAGCTTGCGGGGTATTTACTTGGACGGCTGCGTGATGGACGAGGTTGCGCAGATGCCTGAGAATGTGTTCCCCGAGGTTATTCGACCGGCGCTGTCGGATCGGAAGGGTTGGGCTGTGTTTGTCGGCACGCCGAAGGGTCACAATGCTTTTTACGATTTGTATGAGCAGGCCAGCAGCAATGATGATTGGCTGTGTGTTGTGAACAAGGCCAGCGAGACAGGCATTCTAGACGAAGAGGAATTGACGGCTGCCAAGCAGACGATGACGGATGACCAATACCAGCAGGAATTTGAGTGCAGTTGGAATGCGAACATTCCTGGTGCGATTTACGGGAAGGAGTTGGAGGCTGCGCAGGCTGGTGGTCGGATTTGCAAGGTTCCGTATGATCCTGCGCACAAGGTTGATACTTGGTGGGATTTGGGGGTTGGGGATAGCACGGCGGTTTGGTTTACGCAGACGGTTGGTCGTGCGGTACATGTGATTGATTTCTATGAGGCTCGGAACGAGGGTTTGCCGCATTATTGTGAGGTGTTGAACAAGCGGGGATATTTGTACGGGACACATAATGCGCCGCATGATATAGAGGTTCGGGAGTTGGGAAGCGGGAAGAGTAGGCGTGAGGTTGCCTGGGACTTGGGTTTGAACTTTCGGGTTGTGCCTAGGTTACCGATTGAGGATGGCATTCATGCGGCTCAGATGTTGATCCCGCGTTTGTGGTTTGACCGGGATCGGTGTAATGTTGGTTTGGAGGCATTGCGGTCGTATCATCGTGCGTACAATGAGCGGACGCGGAGTTTTCGGGCGAATCCTGTGCATGATTGGACGAGTCATGCGTCTGATGCGTTTCGGTACTTTGCGGTTGGGTATAGAGAGGCTGGGCCTATGTTGAAGGCTCCACAACGGCAGGCGGAGATGGACTACGATCCGTTTGCGGCATGAGGTGACGGGATGGCAATACGGGACATAGTGCGCGATATTGGTCGTGCTTTGGGTTTGGGTGGTGGCAATGCCAGTGGTGCTGGCGGCACGACCCGATCGATTGGCCGGGACATTCAGGCTGCGCAGCGATCGTCGATGCTGAGTGCTGGCGAGCGTCAGCTAGCGGAATCGATGGAGCGTCGTAACCGCCGTGAGGATCGTGAGGATCGTCGCCAAGCTGCTGAGAGGCCTGCTCCTAAACCTGCGCCTAAGCCTGCTGCGCCGCCGCCCGCGCCTACGCCTGTACCGCCTGCTGCCCCTGCGCCGGTTGATTTGGCTGCTCCGACGACCAGTGAGGCCGAGGCTGCTGCGGTTGAGAGTACGCAGGGTGGCCGTGCGTCTACGATTTTGACGAGTGCGCAGGGTTTGTTGGCTGAAGAAGAGCCAACGGGCCAGTTGCGTCGTCGTCGTTCGCTGATGGGCGGGGGCTTGATCCAATGATGGATGGCAAGATGATTGCTGGCATGATGGGGCGCAAGTCGAACCAGGTTGCGAAGGGCATGTCGGCTTCTGTTGACGTAGATCCGCTGGAGCGTTTGAACCAGAAGATGGCTGGTCGGATGGAGGGCGGTGCGGTTAAGAAGAAGACGAAAGAGGACCGGGCGCGTCGGTCTTTGATGTCGAGCTATGGGAGCATGTGATGCAGGTTGATCCGCTGGTTGCGAAGCTTGATCGTCGTTATCAGGACTTGTCGAATTCCCGGTCGAACTGGGAGAAGCACTGGCAAGAGCTGGCGGATTACATGTTGCCGCGCAAGGCTGACATCACCAAGAAGCGTACTCAGGGTGACAAGCGCACTGAGTTGATTTTTGACGGCACGGCTATTCACGCGGTTGAGCTGTTGTCTGCGTCGTTGCATGGGATGATGACCAGCCCGAGTACGCCGTGGTTTTCCTTGCGGTATCGTAACCCTGGTTTGCAGCGCAATGACGCTGCGAATGAGTGGTTGGAGGTGTGCATCGACCAGATGTACCAGGCGTTTCATCGTTCGAACTTCCAGCAGGAAGTGCATGAGCTGTACTATGACCTGGTGGTGTTTGGCACCGGTGCCATTTACCTGGACATTGACGGCGACAATCTGCGGTTTGGCACTCGGCACATTGCCGAGATTTGCATTTCTGAGGATTCGCAGGGTCTTGTTGATACGGTGTATCGCAAGTTCAAGATGACGGCTCGGGCGATGATGCAGCAGTTTGGGGACAAGTTGCCCACTGGCGTGCTGAATGATGCCAAGAACGAGCCGTACAAGGAGCATGAGATTGTCCATGTGGTTTACCCGCGCGGTGAGACCAAGGGCAAGGTTGCGAAGAACAAGCCGATTGCGTCGGTTTATTATCATAAGGCGACCAAGGCGCTGTTGTCTGAGAGCGGGTTTGACGAATTCCCGTTCATGGTGCCTCGGTTTGTGAAGGATTCGGTTTCGACGTATGGCCGATCGCCCGCCATGACGGCGCTGCCGGACGTGAAGATGCTGAACAAGATGTCGGAGACGACAATCCGTGCGGCTCAGAAGCAGGTAGATCCGCCGCTGATGGCGCCGGATGATGGGTTCATGCTGCCGATCCGCACGACGCCTGGATCGTTGAACTTCTACCGTTCTGGCACCCGCGATCGGATTGAGCCTTTGCAGATTGGCGCGAACAATCCGCTGGGTTTGAACATGGAAGAGCAGCGCCGGATGGCTATTCGCCAGGCGTTTTATGTGGATCAGTTGCTGTTGGCGCAGGGTTCGGCGATGACGGCGACCGAGGTGTTGCAACGGAACGAAGAGAAGATGCGGTTGCTCGGGCCGGTTCTGGGCCGTTTGCAATCGGAGCTGCTGCAGCCTCTGATCTCTCGCGCCTTTGCACTGCTCCTCCGGGCGGGCCTTCTCCCTCCTGCACCGGAGGAGCTACAAGGTCAGGACATCGACATTGAGTATGTGTCGCCGCTGGCGAAGGCTCAGAAGTTGACTGATCTGCAGTCAATGCTGCGCGGGTTTGAGGTAATGATGCAGGTGGCCGAGATTGCGCCTGTGATGGATTACCTGGATGCCGACAAGCTGGTGCAGTATCTGGTCGAGGTGACGGGCATTCCGGCGCGGGTTATCCGATCGGATGAAGAGGTTGCCCGTATTCGCCGGCAGGCTCAGCAGGCGCAGCAGCAGCAAGCGCAGATGGAGCGAGACATGATGGAGAGCGAGCAGGCCAAGAACGTGGCACCGCTCGTTAAGGCTGTCGGCGGTCTTCCTGGGGGTATGGCATGAAGCAGATTGAAGATCTGAAGCTGGCGTATCGTCGGACGTTCAACACCGAAGACGGCCAGAAGGTATTGGCTGACCTCAAAGCGCGGTTTGCGTTTGAGGCCAGCACGTTTGTTCCTGGCGATCCTCACTATTCCGCCTTCAAGGAGGGACAGCGTGATGCTGTGCTTTTGGTCGTCAGGATGCTCTCCGAGGGCGGGATGAGGGAAGATACATGAGCGAAGAGACAACCCAGGCTACTGGATCTCAAGAAGTCGCGACCGCAGCTCCGGCTGCACCTGTCGGGTTCTTTGACAGCCTGCCAGATGATTTGCGGGCTGAGCCAAGCCTGCGCAATTTTACTGACCCTGTTTCGCTGGCCAAGAGCTATGTCCATGCGCAGCGGATGATTGGCGCGGACAAGATCCCGCTGCCAGGCAAGTCGGCCACGGATGATGAGTGGCGGCAGGTGTACAAGCGGCTGGGTGCGCCGGACAATCCCAAGGGCTATGAGCTGAAGGTTGGCCCTGATGTCATGCGCGATGCTGAGCTTGAGGCGTTTCGCACTGCGGCCTTTGAGGCTGGGCTGAACGGCAGACAGGCCAGCCGGATTGCCCAGTTCTTGGAAGGCACTGTGACGCAGTCGCGTGCATCTATGGAAGAGAGCTTGGAGGCATCTCGGCTTGAGGGCGAGCAGGAGCTGCGCCGCGAGTGGGGCCAGGCGTTTGACCAGCAGGTGCAGCTTGCGCACAAGGCGGCTGTCACGTTCTTGGGCAACACTGAGCTGCTTGACACGGTCGAGCTGGCTGATGGCCGGCTGTTGGGTGACCATCCGGCGATCGTGAAGATGTTTGCAAACCTTGCGCGAGAGATCGGCGAGGACAAATTGTTGGGCGAAGCAAGCGAGCTTGTGATGACCCCGACAGAAGCTCAGAGCAAGATCTCTGAGATTACTAGACAGGGAACCCCATATTGGGATAAATTCCACCCTGAGCATCGTGCGTATGTCGATGAGGCTCTTCGCCTTAGAGAGTACATGTGATGCAGCGGACAATCTTCGGACCCGCACGCCAAGCTTGTGAGACAGGCGGATTGACTGCCCAAGCAGTAAGCCCGACCCCGCATGGGACAATCGAGCGTAGCACCCTGAAACCTTTGTTGGAGTGAAGACAGATGTCTACTCAAATCACTACGGCATTCGTCAATCAGTTTTCCTCGAACGTCCAGATGCTCTCGCAGCAGATGGGTTCGCTGCTGCGCAATGCGGTAGACGTGGAAACTGTGAACGGCGAAAAAGCCTTCTTCGACCAGGTCGGTAGCGCTGCTGCTGTCCTGCGCACCTCGCGTCATGCAGACACCCCCCTGATTGATACGCCGCACTCGCGTCGTATGGTCACCATGTCGGACTATGAATATGCCGACCTGATTGACGACCAGGACAAGGTTCGCCTGCTTGTCGATCCGACCTCGACCTACTCGCGTGCTGCTGCTGCAGCTATGGGTCGTGCGATGGACGACGTGATCATCTCGGCTGCCCTTGGCACCGCGTTGACCGGCAAAGACGGCAGCACCTCGACTGCTTTCGCTACTGCAACCAACCAGATCGCCGCTGGCGCCACTGGCTTGACGCTGGCGAAACTGATCCAGGCCAAGGAAATCCTTGACGCTGGTGACGTTGATCCGTCGATCCCGCGCTACATCGCGGTCTCGCCGAAGCAGATCACGAACCTGCTGAACAGCACCACGGTTACCTCGTCGGACTTCAACACCGTCAAGGCCCTGGCGATGGGCGAAATCAACAGCTTTGTTGGCTTCAACTTCATCGTCACCAACCGCCTTGGTGTTGATGGTTCGGCTGCTCGCCGTGTCTTCGCTTGGGCGATGGACGGTATCAAGGTGGCTGTTGGCCGTGAGCCGACTGCCCGCATTGATGAGCGTGCTGACAAGTCGTATGCGACCCAGATCTACTATGCGATGACGCTTGGCGCCACCCGCATGGAAGAGAAGAAGGTCGTTGAAGTCCTCTGCACCGAATAAGGAGAAGAGCAATGGCTACTGTTTATTCTGCGCAACGCACGAACACTCGTGCAAACCCGACCGTTAAGAACAAGGCCAACGAGCTTGCTGGCCGTGTTCGCATCGCGCACGGGACTTATGAGGCCTCCTCGCTGCCTTCGGGCGATGTGATTGAGATGTTTGTCCTGCCGGACAATGCTCGTCTCATCTCCGGCTTCTTGGCGAATGATGCTCTCGGCTCCTCGACCACCCTGTCGGTTGGTTATGGCGCCCACACCAACCACTCGGGTGCTGCTGTGTCGCTGTCGGCTGCCGCCTATCTGGCAGCTACTTCGACTGCTTCGGCTGCCAAGACCACGATCCTTGCCACTCTGGCTCTGGGTTCTGGTACTGAGGTTGATGCCAACGCGAACGGGATGCCGGTCACGGTGACGCTTGGCGGTGCTACTGCCAGCGGCACCATTGAGCTGACCATCATGTACGCTCTCGACTAAAAAAACTAAGGGGGCGGGCAACTGCCCCCTTACCACCACAAGGGGCGATCCGATGACAAGCACAGTTGATATTGCGAACTACGCGCTCAACATGATCGGTGGCTCGAACATTTCTAGCTTCGATGAAAACAGCAAGGCAGGGCGCCTGGTCAACCAGCGCTATGAATCTGCCCGCGATGCTGTCTTTCGCTCCCATCCTTGGAATTGCCTAATCCGCCGCGCTGAGCTGGCCCAGGAGACGCAAACCCCTGCGTTTGGGTATTCCTACCAGTACGCGCTGCCGACCGACCCGTACTGCTTGCGGGTGCTTGAGTTTAGCAATGGCTCGCTGTCCTACCCGCAAGACAACATGTTCTCCAATCGCGGAGGCCCGGTGTTTGTCATTGAGGGTCGTAAGCTTCTTACGGACGAAGGCACGGCTCGGATCAAATATGTTGCGCGGGTAACTGACCCGCAGGAATACGATGCCAGCCTGGTTGAGGCTTTGGCTGCGCGTCTGGCGATGGAGATCGCCTATGCTGTCACTGGATCGACCACGGTCGTGCAGCTTGTGACCGCGCTCTATGATGAGAAGCTGCGCGAGGCTCGGTTTGTTGATGCGACCGAAGGTGCGCCGCAGAAGCTTGAGGCAAGTGACTTTATCGAATCGAGGTTCTGATGGCTCGTTCAGCACCGGCTTTAAGCTCATTCACTGCAGGCGAGATCTCGCCACGGCTTGAGGGCCAAATCACTCTTGAGAAATACCGCCAAGGTTTGTCGGATCTGACCAACATGGTGGTCATGCCGCACGGTGGTGTAACCCGCCGGCCAGGCACTGAGTTCCTTGGAGAGGTCAAGAACAGCGCAGCCAAGGCTCGCCTGATCCCGTTTCAGTTCAAGACCAGCGACACCTACATCTTGGAGTTTGGGCCTGAGACCATGCGGGTGTACCGCAATGGCCTGCAGGTTCTGACCGGCTCGGCCAAGACGATCACTGCTGTGACGAAGGCCAACCCTGGTGTGATCACGTCCAACTCGCACGGCTTCAGCAACGGCGAAGAGATCTACATCACCGGCGTCGGTGGCATGACGCAGTTGAATGACCGCAATTACATTGTGGCCAACGCGACGACCAACACCTTTACGCTGACCGATCTGTTCGGTGCGGCGATCAATACAACCGCGTTTACGACGTTCACCTCGGGCGGCACGGCTGACAAAATCTACCAGATCTCGACCCCGTATGTTGAGGCCGATCTGTTCAACCTGCGCTATGCGCAATCGGCTGACACGATGTACATCGTGCATCCCAGCTACGACATCCGCGTGCTGTCGCGCACTGGATCTGCAGCCTGGACGCTGGCCACCGCAACGATCTCTGGCTCGCCTACGCCTGGCCTTAGCGGTTCAAACAACCGCCCAAGCGTGGTGACCTTCTTTGAGCAGCGCCTGGTGTTTGCAAACACCAACAACAACCCGCAGACGCTGTGGTTCTCAAAGAACGGCGACTACCTGAATTTCACGGTCGGCACTGCTGCTGATGACGCGCTGATCTACACGATCGCCTCCAACCAGGTAAACGCGATCCGCTATCTGTCGGCCACCAGGGTTCTGACCCTTGGCACCTCTGGCGGCGAATACGTCGTGACGGCCACCAGCGATGGGCCTGTGACACCAACCACGACACTGATCCGCAAGTACTCGAACTATGGCACTGCGCCGATCGAACCTGTGCAGGTTGCCGACGTGACGCTGTTTCTGCAGCGCGGCAATCGCAAGATCCGCGAATTCAAGTACGTCGGTGACATCAATGCTGACGCCTATCAGGCGCCCGACATGTCGATCCTGGCTGAGCATATCACCGAGGGCGGCATCACGCAGTTCGCCTACCAGCAAGAGCCTGACAGCGTCATCTGGATGGTGAGAGCTGATGGCACGCTTGTCGGCATGACCTACCGCCGCGAGGAGCAGGTGGTCGCGTTTCACAAGCATGTGATCGGTGGCACCTTCAGCGGTGGCCAAGCGGTCGTTGAAAGCGTTGCCACGTTGCCAACCGACACTGGCGAGGACGAGCTGTACATGGTCGTCAAGCGCACGATCAACGGCGTGACCAAGCGGTACATTGAGCTGATGAAGCCATTCAGCTTCGGCGGTGTGACCACTGGCGCTTTCTTTGTGGACAGCGGCCTAGCCTACAGTGGCAGCGCCGTGACCACCCTGTCTGGCCTGCACCACCTGCAGGGCGAGACGGTTTCGATCCTGGCCAACGGCGCAAGCCACCAGGACAAGACGGTGGCCAATGGCGCTGTGGATCTGAACGTCTCCACCACGGTTGCGGCTATCGGCTACGGCTACAGCAGCGTGATGGAGACCTTGCGCCTGGAGGCTGGATCTGTTGACGGCACGAGCCAAGGCAAGCCCAAGCGCATCCACGCCATTACGGTTCGACTGCATGAGACTGTCGGCGCTGAGATCGGGAGCGGCTCGGACAAGCTTGACCGCATCTACTTCCGCGACAGCTCCATGTCGATGGACCAGGCTGTGCCGTTGTTCACCGGCGACAAGGATGTTGAGTTCGAAGGCGGCTTTGACGATGACGATCGCATCTATGCGCGGCAAACTCAGCCGCTCCCACTAACGGTTCTTGCGCTGTTCCCGCGCATGAACACCTTCGACAAATGAGGTGAGTGATGTTCCAGATCTTAGCCCTTGGAGCCTCCCTGCTTGGTGGGGCGCAAGCCAAGCGCTCATCTGACAAGGCCGCTGCGGCAGCGCAGCGTGCGGGCGAGTTCAATGCCAAGATCATTGAGCGCGACATCGACCTGCTTGAGCGTCAGCGCCAGATCTTCAATGCAAACTTCCTGACCCAAGCTGAGCGCAGCAAGAAAGCGTTTGAGAGAGACGTGCAGGGCGCAGTGCGGGCTGGCTTTGGCTTTGCCGGATTTGACATTTCTCAAGGCTCTCCGCTGCAAATACTGCGTGAGAATGCTCGCGAATTCCAGTATGAACAGGATGTGGCCGAGTTCAACAAAGAGATTACGAACATGCAGATCTCAGACGAGCAAGAGTCGGCCAGACTGAATGCGGAGCTTTCCCGCATGGGCGGTCAGGCTCAGGCGTCTGGGCTACGCGCAGCAGGAACGGCAAGCCTGATCGGCTCGGTCGGCCAAGCTGCTCAGATTGGCTACGAATATAAACTGTTTGGCAGGTAATCCATGCGCATCCCGGTCTTCCGCTCTGAAGCTGCCGCAACATCAGAAGCGCCTGGCGCAAGCATCAGGGCGCGAATGGACCCCAACGTCTTTGTGCAGGCAGAGCTGCGCAAGGGTGAAGTGCTTGGGGAAGCTTTCACCCAGGTGAATAAGTACGCTCTGGCTCGGGCCGAAGCGGAGGCCAAGATTGAGTACAATGAAGCACTGCTTGGCGCTGAAGAGCAGATGCGCAATCTTGCCGATAGCCTGAAAGAAAGCTCGCGTCTCGGAGACGTTCTAAACGAAAAAGGCACGGGCGCTTGGCAGGTTTCGATCAAGGAAATGCGTGATCGCCTGACGGATGGATTGTCCAGCCGATCGATGACGGACGCATTCAACGCCCGCTTCAACCAGCAAGAACTAACCATGCGGTTCCAGTTGCGCGATGCTGTTGAATCTAACATCAAGGCCAGAGCCGCTGCTGCTTCAAAAGCTCGGCAGGATGAATTGGTCAATACCCTTAGCGATCCCCGCACGAACGCAGAAATGGCTTCCATGCTTTTGACTGCTCAAACAGTTGAGACCGAGTCGGACATCCGCGCTGGGATTATATCGCCAGAAGTGGCGGCGGTTGTGAATACGGAGATGCTCAATAAGATCGTTGACAACGTGACACTTGGTTACGTTGGCGGAGATCCTAGCAAGGCCTTATCACTTGCCGCTGCTCTTGAGTATCAAGCGCTGGTTAATGCTGGAGAAATGACCGCTGAAGAAGCTGCAGAACTCTCTGGTCTTGGACCTGATGGTGCTTACACTCTGACCGTTCTTGGCATGGCCAGACCAGACATTGCGACAAAGGCGCTTGGCGAAGCGCTGACCAATGCCAACAAGATCGATGGTGCGCTTGACGAGATGCGCACTGAATTTGAGGCTCGCGTCACTAAGCAAAATGGCGATCTGTACAATTCAGCGTTTGGCGTTTCTGTCACTGCGGAAGCCAGTGCAGATCTCACGGCTCGTCTTGTTGGGATGATGACGGCAAAAGACTTGCAGCTTTTTAACATTGACCCGTCTAAGGAGATCAATGGCAAGCAATATCTTGATGTGGTTACCAGGATATTAGATAGCCGCAACGCCATGAGCCAAGAGCAGCGCAAGAGCCTTGACACGCACAAGAACCCCAACACTCTTGGCCCGTTTGCTGCTGAAACAAACCCAAGTGTTTATGCGTCCTTGATCCAAAAGGCGGACACCGGCAACTTGACCCAAGCCACTCTCAACGCATCACAGGGTGACCTGACGTTGAAGGATTGGAAAGAACTGACCGCTAGTATCCAAACCGAGGCGGACGAAGCCTTTCGTGCGGTCGATGATCAGGTGGCTGCAGCCTTTAGGTACAACAAGGCTGCAGGCGCTAATGATGCTGCATCGAAAGAAGCTGAAGCTGCATGGTTTTATGTCAGCTCTAAGCTTCGGGAAGAGACAAACCGCAGAATATCTGAGGGCGACAGGATGACACGCGAAGAGACTTCGCAGCTCGCGCAGCAGCTTATCGAAGAGCGCATGGTCACATTCCGAGTCAAATTGCAAAATCAGTTGCAGGAATACCTTCAGGATCAATCGCACAGGTTCATTGCTGGCAATATTCCAGACTTTCCCCCAGGCAACGAGCTGCAATCTCTTGAGGCATGGTACTCTTCACTCCTCCCAGAGCCGACACAGGCGCAAACCAGTGTTTACAATAGCGTTAAGGGTGAGATCATCTACATGATGCAAATGATGGGGAACCAGTAATGGCTTACACGCTGAACAATGACACCGACCTTGAGATGACCCGCTACAATGAAGCGGCTCGAATCAAGGCATACTCAGGCGTTTCAATCAATAACGTGCGTGGTGGTTACGTTGTCAGCAACCCCAACCGCAACACGGAGTCGGTTTACATTGATCTGCCGTCTGGCGGCAGGATGCGCGTGGGCGATCGGCTTGTGACGCCGAAGCAAATGGTAGAGACGGATGCTGCGGTTGCCGCAGCCGTTCCAGCTTCAGAAGACATCGATACTTTTTCAAAAAACTTTAAGAGCAATCCCAGCAATATTGGCGGCAAAGATCCAAGTTTTGACGACTATGACATGGCTGGGTATTCTCAAGCAGAAATTTTGCAGTATGAGAAATCCCGCAATGAGCAATACATGGCGCAGCCCAACATCCTTAATGCGATGAAGCTGACGCCAGATCAGATGGCGCAGTATGCGCAGCAGCCTGGCGCTGAGATGGTAATGCCACGGGAAACAAGTTTGCGTGAGGGCGTGCAGGGCGTAATTTTCAACACGCTCGACCCCAACCGAGAGCCTACTGGAGCTATTGGCGATGCGATCAGTTCAGCATTGCAAAGCATAATTGGCCAAGAAAACCTAGACGACCCAAGCGATGTCCGTGCGTTTTCCAAACTCTTTACCGATTTCGCAGGTGTCACGGTCCCTGCGTATGGCGGGGCAGAAACCGTAGACGAGGGCGCTCGCACCTTCAATTCTGGCTACAAGATGATCAGCGATGGTATCGCATCTGGCGACACAAACATGATGAAGGTCGGTGCGATTGATGCGGCAATCGGGATTGGTCTAACGACACTTGGCGTTGCTGAATTCGTGCCACTTATTAATGGCCTGACCGATCCTGCTAAAAACTTGTTGCGAGAGGCGTCCCCTTTCGCAAAGAACATGCTTGCCGACGCGATCGGCACCAGCCGTGCCATCGCCCAAGGCGACAAGGACATGCTGATGGAGATCTTCCAGCCTGCCGGCACGCCGCAAAGCTTGGGAGCTGCGGCTGTTGATGGCACTGGCGCGATCCAAGGTGGATTGCCTGGTCGCATCTCAACCCGCTTCCCAACGGCTATGAAAGCTCAAGAAGACCCGATGACCGGCACACTGGTTGTCGGTTTGGAGGAGCTGAAGAAAGAGCCGAAGCTGTTTGACTACAACGTCGGCATCACCAGAGATTACCCGAATATGCGGCCCGCTCCCGACGCAACAACGGAAGAAACCGCAGAGCAGTTCATCACGCATGTGAAGGACAACCTGCTCTATCTGCACGATCAAGTGCCAGAAGACACCCGCACGCGCAGCCAGCTCTGGTACGACGGCGCACGCAACATCACTGAGCGCTGGTCAAAAGATTATGGCGTGCCAGACACCTCAATTGCTGGCGCACTTGCGGCACTGTCTCCGCAAAAAGATTGGTATCAGAATGTGAGCTTGGCCGAGCGAGTGCTTGATGTCATCAAGCCAAAGGGCAATACGCCGACATCGTTCACCTCTGAAATGGAAGCCACGTTCAGAGGCATCGAATCTTTGAACAAACCCAAGTACGAACCTTTGCTGCAGGCCATCAAGGGCAAGTCGTATAATCAGATCACCGACCCAGATCCGGCGGTTCAAAATACGCTGCGTGCTTTGTTCGTCCGTCTGCACGACCAAACCTACAAGATCCCTGACTATCGGGTTGTGTCTCCAGAAGGTGACTTCTTGGATGTTGCACGCAATGCAGACGGATCGGCCTCTCGCGTGGCTTGGGGTTCGCTGAACGAGATCGGCAAGGCTATCGGTGCGATTGAATCGAATGGCGATGTCAACACGATCTCGCGCTTGATGGGCGAGCGCCACAAGGTCAGAAACTTCTACAACAACATCTATGACCCCAACTCGCCGTATGGCGATGTGACGATCGACACGCACGCTGTAGCCGCAGGTTTGATGCGCCCGCTATCCGGCAACTCTCTTGAGGTCGATCACAACTTCAAGAACATCAGCGTTGCTGGGCGAGGCACGACAAAAGGCTCCTCGACCACAGGCATGTCTGGCAACTACGGTTTGTACGCAGAGGCGTATCGACGCGCGGCTGCAGAGCGTGGTATACTCCCACGGCAGATGCAGTCTATCACATGGGAAGCGGTGCGTGGCCTATTCCCTGACACGTTCAAGACCGCAAAGAACAATGCCGATGTCGATGCGATCTGGACAAGATACCGCAACGGCGAAATTGAAATTGACGAGGCAAGGAGTTTGGTAAGTGAGCGAGCAGGCGGTATCCGGCCCCCAACCTGGGAACAACAGTGACGGTATTCTTGCGGTCATGCGTAAGTTCAATTTGCCCATGACCCGCGAGCAATACATTGAACTCGCATACTTTGGCGAAGCGCCTGAGATCTTTGGGTCTGAGCTAGAGGAAGAGCTGCCCGAGCAGTTCCGCAAGAAGTAACAGAGGCGCTCCAATGGCAATCGACCCCAACCAGCTTTCGACCGAGCAGATGCAGCGATCCGCTATGGACGCTGCAGGCGCACCAACTGAGTTTGCAGGTGCGCCCGAGCAACTGACGCGGGTCGCGCAGGGTGGGGCATTCAAGGAGCTGCTGCAAAAGCTTGGCCGCAGCGTGATTGGCGAAGTGCCGCCAGCCGCTGCGCCGTCTGGAGCGGGCATGGCAGATCCGCGCTTTGCGCCTGCTGTTGGTCCGACCATTGGCGCAGGCGTGGTTCAGCGGATACCTACGCCGAATGAGCGTCGGCTATTCGCTGACATGGGAGACTTTTCTGAGCGGGCAGCCCAGGAAGCTCTGGCACCGCAGGTGCTGTCGCCGGAAGGCGTGCGGCGGTTTCAGGAGCGTGGGATGCAAGCGCCAGGCGTCAATGCGCCGCCGGCACCAGTGGCACCAGACGTTCTGCAATCGGCCACCGACGCGCTGAACCAGCAGGCAGCAGAGGCCGCTGAAGGCGCAAATGCTATCCGCACCGACGCGCAGAAAGCCCTGACCGCTGATGCCCGAGGCTTCCGCGCCGAAACGGCAGTTGCTCCCGAAGAGATCACCGACCCTATTCTTGATGCTCTGTCCAAGCGAGATCTGGAGATCAAGAGCCTGCAGGATGGCGGTGACTTCAACTTCGACTACATGAACACCACGGATGATGTGAAGGCCACCATCACGGCTGTCGCAGAAACCCTTAAAGATCAACAGCTTGCTGTTACCCGTGGGGTGATTTCCAACAAGACAACGATCGAAGACGCGGCAAAGCTTGCGGCTGATGAAATAGGCTTGTCGCGCACGTTGCTTGCCCGCAAGGTCGGCGAAGGTTCGTTGAATGCGGCAGAGATGGTTGCGGCCCGAGATTTGCTTGTGCGCAGCGCAACCAAGCTGGCAACTATGGCCGAGTCGATCAAGACGGGTGCGGCTACATCAACCGATCGGTTGGCATTCCGCCGCCAGCTTGCGATCCATGCAGGCATTCAGCTCCAGCTTAAGGGTGCGCAGACTGAAGCGGCTCGTGCGCTGCAATCTTTCCGCATTCCTGTGTCTGGTGAGCTGAACGCCCAGCGTTTGAGCGAAGAAGCGAAAAACTTCCTGCGCGACTCAGGCACTGATGACGCGACAGACGCTCTGGCTGAGCGCATCTTGTCCTTCGGAAAACTCCCAGAGGGTGAGAAGCTTAAAGCAATCAATGACATGTCGCAGCGTGGTTTTCTTGCCAGAACCTCAGACGTTGTCTCTGAGCTTTACTTGGCTGGCTTGCTATCTTCGCCGAGAACGCAAGCGAAAAATATCATCGGAACGATGGGCTTCATGGCCGCGCAGTTGCCAGAGGAAATGTTGGCCGGAGCCTGGGGCGCAGCAATCAGAAAAGTGAAAGGCAAGAATACCCCATACAATCTGCGCGAGGATCAGGTCTACATGGCCGATGCTATGTACCGGGTAAGGGGTTGGCTTGAGAGTGCCAGCGACGCATTTAAAATTGCGGGCAAAGCTTTCAGAACAGAAATCCCGACAGATCAGATGAACAAGCTGGAATACAGCGTTGGCGCGATCAGGTGGACGGGAGAGAACAGTGGCACTCTCTATGCGCGTGCAATCGACAACTTCGGCAAAATGACTAGAATCGGTTTCCGAGCATTGCTGGCTGGAGACGAATTCTTCAAGACAATTTCGCAGCGTGGCGAACTGTACGTTTCAGCGCACCGGCGCTATCAGGCTGGGTTGCGTGCTGGTGAAGATCCGCAAAAGGCTCTTGATGAAGCAGGCATGGTTCTTCTTGATCCGCGTGCTGTGTCTGAAGATCTAATCTACAAAGCACGCTATGACACCATGACCTTGGACGCAGGCGTTCTCGGAAAGCTCGCGTCACAGTTTCAACAAATTCCGTTTCTGGGCAGGATTGTCGTGCCTTTCTCAACGGCCCCAACAAACGAAATCCTGCGCGTCTTGGAGCGACTGCCAATCCCCGGCAGAATCCAAGTGTACAAAGATATGTTGGGCTACAACGGCCCGAAGGCGCAGCAGCTTGCGCTTGGCCGTTGGAGCGTGGCTGGGATGACGATGGGCGTGGTTGCAAACATGGCCCTTGAAGGCAGGATCACAAGCTCAACCCCTTTCGATGCAAAAGAACGCCAGGCTCTGCCTCCTGGCTGGCAGCCTTACAGCTTTGTCTTCCGTGGCAAAGACTTCCCGGTTGATCAAGACGGTGATTTTCTGCCGCTTTACGATGAGTATGGCCGACCGAATGGTCCTCTTGACTATGTCAACTATTCGGGCTTTGGCGTTTACGCTTCCATAATCGGGTTGGGCGCTTCGATACCTGATGCCTGGAAAGCAGCAAATGACATTACAAAGGCTCAGACTATGGCTGGGGCTATGATTGGATCTGTCGCTGAGTACTACAAAGAGCTTCCAATGTTGGAGGGCATTTCTCAGCTTTATGATGCCTTCTCGTATCAAGATCCTATGCGGATTTTGAAAAGCCCAGCATATGCAGCTACTCCAGCAGGAGTACCTAGCCCTGTGAGTTCTTTGCAGCGTAGCATTGAAACAACTCTTGATCCTACAAAGGTCGAACCGCGTGACGACGTAGAGTATTACACAATGGTCGATGTGGAGACTGCTCACGCAGCAGGCGATCCCAACTTCACAGACAGAGATGGCAACCCAAGGTATGATGTTATTGGTCTGCCAAAGGCCGATTCTGGCAGGATGATGCTTGAGGCATTTACTACTTTGCGTGCGTTTCAGCAGCAGGATAGCAGGTTTGCCGATGAGCGAGATCTGAACGCCATTCAGTACGACACGCTCGGCAACGCGATCGGCGCAGAGGATACAAGCTTTTGGGCGCGTCCAGGCTTGGCGCTTTGGAACTTGACCAGCGGCATGACCATCAAGCCAGGACGGGAACTGAACGTCGTTGAAAGCGAGCTGATGCGTCTGGCGCAAGATGCTAGTGGCTGGCCACTTAACAACCCTGAAACCGTCGGAGGCATCAAGCTTAGCAACGGAGCCAAGTCTGATTGGGTGCGGATTGCCAAGAACGAAACGCCGTTAAATCTTCATGGTCGCGGCGTAGCCTACTTCCGCGAGTCGTTGGAGCAATTGATCTTCACTCGCGAGTACACTGCAGCGTCTGACGACCAAAAGAAATTAATGGTCAAAAGGCTCAACCGCGCATTTATGGATGCCGGCTTAGAAAAATTGCTGAGCGAACCGCAGTATGCTAACTTGGCGCAGGCATATCGAGACCTGCAAGACAGGAAAGCTCAAGAGGAAAATCAGGAGTGAGCCATGACCGTCAGCAGCAGCACCAGTAGGGTACAGTTTAACGGCAATGGCTCGACCACTGTCTTTGCTTACTCTTTCAAGATCTTTGACCAGGATGACCTGACCGTCATCGTGCGCTCGGCCACTGGCACTGAGACCGTCAAGACGATCACCACGCACTACACTGTCAGCGGTGTCGGCAACGCAGGCGGCGGCAACGTCACCATGCTGACGGCGCCGGCATCTGGTGAGACGCTGACCATTCTGCGCGAGCAGGATCTGGTGCAAGAGCTGGATCTGGTTGAGAACGATCCGTTCCCGGCTCAGTCGCTGGAAGATGCCTTGGACAAGCTGACGTTCATCGTGCAGCAGCATGACGAAGAGCTGGGCCGATCGATCAAGGCATCGCGCACCAACACGATCGGCTCGACCGAATTCACGGTGTCGGCTGCTGACCGTGCCAGCAAGGTCTTCGCTTTCAACAGCGCCGGCGAGTTGTCGGTTGCCCAGGAGCTTGGCACCTATCGCGGCAACTGGGCCACCAGCACGGCCTTTGCTGAGCGCGACATCGTCAAGGATACGTCAAACGATAACATCTACATCTGCGTGACGGCGCACACCTCCACTGGATCTCAGCCGATCAGCAGCAACGCTGATGTGGCCAAGTGGGCGTTGATTGTTGACGCGGCTGCGGCGGCCACGTCAGCCTCGGCTGCTGCATCGTCTGCGTCTGCAGCGGCAACTTCGGCCACCAACGCAGCCAACTCTGCCACTGCCTCGGCTGGCTCGGCCAGCTCGGCTTCCTCTTCGGCCTCGACCGCTACGACCCAGGCCAGCAATGCCTCTTCTTCTGCATCGGCTGCTGCTACGTCGGCAACCAACGCAAGCAACTCTGCCACGGCTGCGGCTGCATCGGCTGCCCTGGCTGCCAACCGGGTTGCCAAGACATCTGACACTGGATCTGCTGTCATTCCGACCGGCACGCAGGCTCAGCGCGATGGTACGCCTGCCGCTGGTTACTTCCGCTTCAACAGCGATGTCACCAAGTTCGAGGGCTACAACGGCTCTGCTTGGGGATCGGTCGGCGGCGGTGCGACGGGCGGCGGTGCAGATGAGATCTTCATTGAGAACGGTCAGACTGTCACCACGAACTACACGCTGACCACGAACAAAAACGCAATGTCGGTCGGCCCGATTTCTATTAACTCAGGCGTGACCGTGACTATTCCCTCTGGCTCAAACTACGTGGTGCTTTGATGGCTTTGACGCTCAACGGAACAACTGGCATCGCGGGTGCCAACGGCTCGGCCTCCACTCCGGCTGTGCAGGGCGAGGACACCAACACCGGGGTGTTCTTCCCTGCGGCTGATACCATCGCCTTCGCCGAAGGTGGGGTTGAGGTTGCTCGGTTTGATGCGGATGGCGACTTGGGGGTCGGGACGAGTTCGCCGGGTTGGCGAGTTGATGTGCTTGGAAGCTCTCCCGGCTACAGGGTAAGGGACAGCGGCTCTACGAACGGTTCCGTATTCCAACAAGTAAGTGGCGGCAACACTTACATCAACGTACAAGACAATGCCGCGTTGATTTTCAATACCAACAACACCGAACGCGCCCGCATCGGCTCTGACGGAGTTGTAACTGTAGGGCAAACCAGCAATATAGACGTATTTAGTGGCTCTGCGGATGGTTGTTCTATTGAGGGCGCTGGTGCCATCTCACTGTCACGGAGCGCCAACGCGTCTCTTTTTATTAGACGCAGAACTAGCAACGGGGCCGTGGCAGCATTTCTTAGGGACACCACGCAGGTAGGCCGCATTGATGTAACGACCACCGCCACCTCTTACGTCACCTCCTCCGACTACCGCCTGAAAGAGAACGTCCAGCCCATGCAGGATGCTCTGGCGAAGATTGCCCAGTTGAACCCTGTGACCTACACATGGAAGGCTGACGGCTCGGACGGCCAAGGCTTCATCGCGCATGAACTGCAAGCTGTCGTGCCTGATTGCGTGACGGGTGAGAAGGACGCTGTAGATGCCGATGGCAACCCGCAGTATCAGGGCGTAGACACCTCGTTCTTGGTCGCCACCTTGGTGAAAGCCGTTCAGGAACTCAAGGCCGAGGTTGACAGCCTCAAAGCACAATTGGAGGCAAACTGATGTCCCGTATTACGCTAAGTGGAAATGCCTCTGGCACGGGGAACTTCACCCTCGCCTCGCCCAACTCGAACACGGATCGGACGCTGACGCTGCCGGATGCGACGGGGACTGTGAACGTCTCGGGTCTCGCCAACGAGGTGCCAGCGGGCAGCGCTGGTGCGCCTGCGATCTACCCCACGGGTGACAGCAACACGGGTATCTTCTTCCCGGCTGCGGATACGATTGCCTTCGCGGAAGGTGGGGCTGAGAGCATGCGTATCGACGCATCAGGCAACGTGGGCATTGGGACCAGCAGCCCCACAGCGGGTTTTAGGCTTCATGCAGTAAGTTCTGGAGGATCAAACGTCATTGCTTCCGCAAGCTCTGATGCCAGCGGCGTTACCACATACATGCAAGCCAATGGCTCAACATCTGGCATATTTGGAACGCTTACCAATCACCCACAAGTTTTCGTGACCAACAACACCGAACGCGCCCGCATCGACAGCAACGGGAACCTGCTGGTGGGGAAGACTGCTTCTGGAGTAACTGTCTCAACGGGCCTTGAGATTAACACCAACGGCACGACTATGACTTCCACCGCAAATGCGGCTGGAGCAGCAAACTTTTACCATGTTTACAACTTGAACGCCACGAACAACGGCTATCGTTTTTATGTCCAAGTGAACGGCGGCATTGCTAATTTTAGCGCCAACAACGTCAACCTGTCTGACGAGCGGGCGAAGACCGACATTGCCCCTCTCGGTTCGTACTGGGACAAGATCAAGGCGCTTGAGGTCGTCACCTACAAGTATCGGGATCAGTCGCACGAAGACGACAACATTGGCGTCATCGCCCAACAGGTCGAAAGCGTGGCACCTGAGTTTGTCAGCAACGACGGCTTTGGTGAAACCCCGGCAGATGGTGTGCCGCTCAAGTCAATCTATGAGGCCGATCTGCACTACGCCGCCTTGAAGGCTCTGCAAGAGGCCATGACCCGCATCGAAGCCCTCGAAGCCCGCATCACCGCACTGGAGGCCAACTAATGTCCCAACTCCGCACAAACGCGATCCTCGACGCCTCTGGTGGCAACACGGCTACGATCAACACTGTGCCTCTGCGCCCCGGTGTTCTTGACCCTGAAAACCGCATCATCAACGGGGCCTTCGACTTCTGGCAGCGGGGGACGAGTAGCACGGCGTCGGGGTATCTACCTGACCGTTGGTATAGTGAATTTTCTGGTGGCAGCTTCTCGCAGTCCCGTCAGGCGTTCACCCTTGGCGACACGTTTGGCAACAACAACCCATCGTTCTTTCTTCGCCAATCGGTAAGCGGGCAATCGACTGCTGCACAGTATGCCATCACAGTGCAAAGCATTGAAGGCGTCCGCAACTACGCTGGGCAGACCATTACGGTCCTTGGCTGGATGCGCCGCTCGTCTGGCTCGGGCAACGTGGCTGTGCAGTGCATTCAGGACTTTGGCACTGGCGGTTCTCCGTCCTCTCGGGTTTTTGTCTCGCCGCAAACCGTTACTCTCACGGGGTCTTGGGCTGCGTTTGCGCTGACGTTTGCCGTGCCGTCGATCAGCGGAAAAACCTTGGGGACCAACGGCAACGACTATCTCCAGCTTAGGTTCTGGACTTCTGCTGGTTCTGACTTCAATGCCAACACCAACTCCCTCGGCCTGCAAACCATCGGCGTTGACCTTTGGGGCATCCACATCAAGCAAGGCACCCACACCACGGCGGCGACGGACCTCTACAAGCAGCCTGAGATCGGACCTGAGTTTGTTCGTTGTCAAAGGTATTACTTTAAAATGGTTGACCCGGTAGGTTCAGGTGTAGCCAACTCGTCAGGTTCAGTAGACCGCATGAGTTTTACCCTTCAAACCACTATGCGGGCAACTCCGTCTATTTCTGCGCCGTCTACTTACAACTTTTATAATGGCGCGGGGACACGGACTGGGACGGCTTCAACCCTACACGCAAGTGGGGGTATGCAATTTCAAATTAGCTTTAACGTGCCAACATCTGGTTACACCACGGCACAAGCTGTTTCTATGTATAACGGGGCAACCCCTAGCGCATATATCGCAGTGGACGCGGAGCTTTGACATGATGAACACCATGAACATCACCTCGGTTAAGTATGCCAAGGACAGCCTCACAGGCCAGAACGTCTCCATGAAGGCCACTATTGAGGGTGAAGAAATCTTTGTCCCCCTGCACCCCGGCAACCGCCATTACGACGAGATCATGCGTCAGGTGGACGCTGGCGATCTGGTGATCCAAGAGGCAGACGCATGACACCCGAGATGCTCTGGAGTCTCGGTCTTAGCGCAGCACTCGGCCTGATCGGCTGGGTGCTGAAAAACCATGTCGAGGAAGTGAAGCGGCTGCAAATCCTGCTAAACCGCACACGCGAGGAAGTCGCCCGTGACTACGTTACGCGAGCCGACATGCACACCGACATGAACCGGGTCATCTCGCGGCTGGATAACCTCGACAAGAAGATCGACGAACTGATGCGGAGCCTTAGCAGATGAGACTAGCACTCGTCCTCTTGGTCGCTGGCTGCGGCCCTGTTACTGTATCGTCCGTGGCCTACACGACGGCCTGCCCGAAAGGTGACCGCCAGTGCGAGATCAGACAGAACGCGGAAACGCTTTACTATATGGCGCACGGAGACGCGGCCAACGAACTGCTATGCTCTGGCGATACGCGGGACGTTATGGGTGCGCTCTGCTCTGTCTACTGACAGCCACCGCCAGCGCCCAAGTCACGGGCGACCTGAACACCAACTCCGGCAACACCAACTCCACAATTGACAGCGGCAACGTCTCGACTAGTGAGACGCGGAACTACAACGGCGCTGGCTCGTCTCCGTTCTCTACGCCCGTGCCGACAGCCGCAGCGCCGACAGTCATGGGCGGCGGCGGCAATGATAGCTGCCTGATCCCGAAACAGCAGGCTTTCCAGATCAGCATCTTCGGCAGGGCCGAGGGCAGCATGGAGCAAGACCCTGAGTGCAACCGCCGCAAAGATGCAAGGCTGCTCGGCACACCGCAAGAAGCTGGGGGGCTGGGCCTGCAGGTCAGCGGCATTTCGGTCATGTGCGACAACGCCAAGGTATACAAAGCAATGGCGCTGGCCAGCACACCTTGTCCGATCTACAGCATTGAGACGGGCAAGCTGCTGGTGGGCCGCGAGGGCTATCTGGCTATGCGTGACAACCCGCATACCTATGTGGTAGGATACGCCCAAGATCGGTCCTTCTGGGACACCTTCCTTCGCATTGGAGAGGAACTGCCCGATGTCGTACCTCAAGAGAACAGCGGCCCTACTCTGTCTGAGCGTTTCCGCCGCTCACGCCGATCCGACGATGACGGCGCTGGAGGGGTCAGCCCAGACAATCCTTAACCAACTGAACGCGGCTCAGAGCCTGACGGCTGGTGCGGTCTACAGTGCTGAGCAAGGCGACATCCTCGCTCCCGGCATCATGCAGACGGCGACTGTCACTGAGCAGATGAGGCTTGATTACAACGCTGATGTGCAGGGGGTGATCGACGCGACGTACTATAACGCCGAATTGTTGTTTCAGGATAACTACGTTGCAACGATGGCAAATCTCGATACGGCTGTCGATAACCTCGTTGCCGCAACTGCGGTTTTGATGGAGGTGCAGGCGGTTGCGAACATGGCCGCCAACGCCGACACCGTGCAGGAGCAGATGGCCTTCCAGACGATCCTGACCAACAACGACATGACGATCAGCGCCGCCGACGTGAGCAACTACAACAACGCTCTCGGCGCAGTGCAGACCTACGCCCGCGATGCTGGCGCTTTCTTGGCCGCATCTCGCAACACGACCATGACCGGGACGGTTGACGCCTACGCAGCCAACAGCGGCACCAGCCTCTACGGCGCGACGGTGGCCTACTCTGCCACGGCTGACATTATGAACATCTCCGCGACCAACGTCTTCGGCATCGGCCTGCAAGGGCTGCTTGGTGCTGACACTGTGACGCTGGCTGACGTGTACGCTGCCGGGTACGGCTCGTGAGCGAGGAAGCTGAAACCAACGGCTTGCGGATTGCGGGCTTTGACGTAAAGGGCTGGTGGTTCGCCGCCGCTGTGCCTGTCTTGTCGGCAATCAGCGGCACGATCTACGTGGGCTACGATACCGTCAACCGTTTCTGGGCTGTTGAGGAGAGCGTGGATGGCGTCTTGGGCGTTGAGAGTCGGGTGCAAACTCTGGAGCAGGCCATACAGGACAACGACGTTAGGGGCCTTGCCCCCAAGCTGTCGGCAATCTCGACCCAGATGGCGGGCATCCTTGAGCAACAGAAAGAGTTGATGGACCTGCGCTCTATGGTAGAGAAGTCTGACAGCGTCAGCAGCGGCCTCGCGGGCAAGCTGGAGAAGTACGATGCCGAGATCGAGGACCTGTGGAAAGCTATGGACGACCTCATAAGGAACCCGATGCAATGATGAAACTTGAGAACTTCGTTTGGCTGGGCTTCATTGCCGCCTTGGGTGCGATCTTCTACCTGTCTGGTGACGGGTTCTACCGCTACCCTTGCCAAGACCCGGCCAACTGGTCTGCGGTTGAATGCACCCCACCCATCTGTCTTCGCACGGGCATGTGCGCGGACGCTCTGACAGGAGGCAACTGATGTCTAGCAAGAACGATCCTGAGATCATGGAAGCCAAGCTGCGCTACACCGTTGGGATTTCCCTAGTGGTCATTCTGGGCGGCATCATTGGCGCAGTGCTGTTCAGCCTGATCTTCGTGACCCAGCCGATGGGCGAGTCGAGCGAGAACGATCGGCGGTTTTTTGAGCTATTAAGTCCAATTGCTGCGTTTATCGTGGGTGCGCTGGGCGGTGTAATGGCTGCTGGCAATGGAAAGCAACGCGGTGGCAACAACGACGAGCCGCCGACACAGGAGTACACCGAATGATCGGACGCATGGTTGGAATGCTCATTGGTCGCAAGGCTAAGGAGAAGGTGGTCGATGCTGTGTTGGACAAGGTGAACCTGCCTGACCCGGTGGAGAACGCCATCAAGGTTGCGGCCACGGGCAACGTCGGCGATCTGCTCGGCGGCATGGGCAAGGACGTGGCGCAGGAGGCTGTGCTTGGCGCGGTCCTGAAGAAGAAGCCGAAGAAATGAAATGGCTGGCCCTGCTCCTGCTGACGGCTGCGCCTGCTCATGCCTATGAGATCACCCGCGTGATCGATGGCGACACGGTAGAGATCGCGGTGGACTTTCTGCCAGAGCCTCTGCCGCCCAAGCTGTCGATCAGGGTCATCGGCATAGATACGCCTGAGAAAGCACCTCGCGCTCAATGCGATGCCGAGGCCGCCTTGGCTAAGAAAGCCAGCGCGTTTACAAAAGACGCGGTCGCCAATGCCACGGAGATCGATGTGCAGATCTTGAAGTGGGATAAGTATGGTGGCCGTGTGCTGGGCGATGTCTACTTGGACCACCAGAGCCTAGCCGAAAGCCTGATCTCTGCGGGCCTTGCCCGTCCGTACAAGGGCGATGCGAAACAATCCTGGTGCGAATAGGAGAAAGTGAATGACCCTTCTGACCGTTGACCAACTGCGTGCCATGATCCCGACCAACAAGGAAGTGGATGCCTGGTGCGAGGAGCTGAACAAGGCGCTGCCTAAGTATGGCATCACGACCCCAGAGCGTATTGCTGGCTTTACTAGCCAGTGCGCCCACGAGTCAGCTGACTTCGTTCAGCTGCGCGAGAACCTCAATTATTCCCAGCAATCGCTTGAGCGTGTCTTCCCTCGGTACTTCGGACCAGGCAAGCGCAACGCTGCCGAGTATGCTCGGAACCCTGAGAAAATTGCGAACTACGTCTACATGGATGAGTTCCGCACCAGCAAACTTGGCAATACCCAGCCTGGGGACGGAGCCAAATTTATTGGCCGCGGTCTTAAACAATTGACCGGGCGGGACAACTACACCCGCTTTGCCAAGGACTACGACATGACGGCAGAGGAAGCCGCCGAGTGGTTGGAAACTAAGGAGGGCGCACTGGCCTCGGCTCTCTGGTTCTGGAACACCAAGAACCTGAATGCAGTTGCCGACACCGGCGACGTGGTGCGGATGACGAAGATCATCAACGGCGGCGACATCGGCCTA